CGCGGGGTCCAGAACCACCCAAGCGAATCACTTGGTCGTCCTCCTCGTCCTCCCGGGACACGACATCTGGAAGGGAGCCACCGGGGAGTCCCCCCCTATTCGAAATACTCCCCCCGGGTATACCCCCCTCTCCTCTCTTCTCTATCACTTTTAGAAAAGAAGGACATGGAGGACATGGTGACACGACGCGGCCTGAAACCCTGCATCCACCGGGACATGTCCTTCCTCAACAGACCCATTTCGATGATAAACAGATACTTGACAGGACGCGCCCCGTGTGCTACAATGGGGGTCGGACCGGGGTGCCGTGTGCATTCCGCAGAAGGACGGGACAATCCCGCCCGGGACGAGACAAGGAGCCAGAAATGGACAACATGGAAATGACAGTGGAGGGCGACACGCTTACAATCGTAGTCAACCTCAAACAGGACCTCGGGTTATCGAAGTCAGGCAAGACCCGAATCATCGCTACCAGCCGGGGCAACGCAAAAATCCCCGGGTCCGATGCAACCATCGGCCTAAACGTCTATCGGAAAGTGTGAACCACAAAGTCCCTCTCCCGCTATTATGCAGAATAGGGCGGGGGGCTTTTTAGTCCACACCAACAGGAGAATACAGTGGCAATAACGAAAGCAGTACCAAAGTACAACCTGCGAGTTGTTGAACTCAACAGCGACGCAGTGGTTTACGAAGAGGAGCTGATAATCAAGCGTTACGACGGGGGTGTGTTCATTGACAACCTCGCAAACGCGATGCTGGTCAGCATGGAAGACGCAATAGAGGAGGCTGAAAATGCCTAATTTGATCATAATCATGGTCAACGGCAAGCCCGAGTTCGCCACTTTGAACAGAGAAGTGGCGGCACGGGTTGTGACCGAAATGGAGCGGGGGGCTGTCAATCCGAACCACCCGATCGTGGTAACAGAAATGGAGCCGCACCTTGAAACACCGGAGTCTTGGCTTGGCGAACCCAAGCGAATCGAGCACCCGGAAGACATGCACCAACACCGGTTTAACCCGGATTGGTAAGGAGGCACAATGAGCAAGCCAGACATTGGCCCTAACACTGAGCGGTTTGCAAAGCACATTGAACAGTGTACGAGCCACATTCACTTTATGAACCGGGACGGCAAAGGGTTCAGAGAGCGCAACCACGTAGCAGAAGCACGTTGGTACATCGCTTACCACAACGCACGAGACATGTGCGAAACTTACAAAATCAAGGACTGGGCGGATTGCGTCTTGGTCGGAATCCCGGCCCTAACCGATGAAACCGTGGGCTACTATTGCCATTACATCGGGGACGAAGACGAGCAGGAATGCTGGGCAGGGGAGCCAACACGGGCTGAACTGGTAGCGTGGTTTAGCTAATAAACAGATACTTGACAAGGACCCCCGAGTGTGGTATACTGGGGGGTCCCGATCGGGCCAGAGGAAACGCAATGGAAGTTTGGGTAACAGACCCCACAGACGGGGACGAAATTCACGGAAGTGGAGATTTCGACGAAAGGTGGGCGGAGATAGGGCGCAACGTGAAGTTCATGCTGCAGACCTATAATCCGGATACCACGTGGCTGAATCTGCATATTTCACATGACGGTAAACCGTCGTATCATCGCACAATCGTGCGCAAGTAAGTTAACACAGGAGTAGTAACTATGTTACAGCAAATGAAGGAGGAGTTGGTAAGCTCCAGCGAGGCAGTTACACGTGTCGCTAGTTATTACCACACGCACAAACAGGAAATTGAGCGTGTTGCAGTAGCCTTCGTAAAGATCGACACACAATCAGCCAGAGTCACGGATGGTTGTATCGATCTGAACGTCACAGGCGATAAGCACGTGCTAGCCGCATGCTTTCACGCCTTCCGTAAGCTGGGGTACGAACCTAGCGAACGACCCGGACCCAAACTGGAGTCCAGTTTTGCATGCAATTGGGAGCATCCCCAACATAAATGCAAGTGGTGGCTCTACTTCTCGTCGACCAAATGCACCCGCATCAAGGTTGGCACTGAAATGAGAGAAGTCGCCATCTACGAAACGGTCTGCGAATGAACCTACGCGACGCAAAGAAGCTTAAGGTGGGGGGCATCGTTGATGTCCCTTACCTTCGTATCGTTGGCGGTGAAATCCTCAAAATTGAACCCGACGACGACCCACGCATCAAGCTGTTAGTTAGGGTGCATAACCCGGGCGGGGCTACGTTTACCCTGAACTACAGACACCTGAGAAAACACGATGAGCGGTAAAACCCCACTGGCCCAGCCCATTACCGGGTACACTGTTGCCGTCTTCAAGGAGGGCGGTAACAACCCGGTGATGGAAGAGGACCTCAAACTTTCAAAAGTGGGCGGTGCCCACATTACCAACCCCGAGGCCTTGATTATGATGATTGAGGACGCGGTGTTCAAAGTGGAAGACAATTACGATCCTACCCCGTGGTGCCATGTTTGTGGTGCAATGGACCAGAAGGATTGCACCTGTCTTCCCATAGCGGAGAACAACTGAATGGACAAGACTGATTGGATGCTCTTTAAAATCATCCACCCTATTCTTCTGTACATCGGATTTGCTTTCCTGTGCGGCCTATTGGTGGCGGCGATTGTCGCCCCAGTAGGTTGCGCGGTTAGCCCCCCGGATGGCATGGGGTTTGCCGATTGCATGAAAGCGGAATTTAGTCAACTCTTCTAAAGGAGGAGAGAATGGGTAAGAAACCCGCAGGCTCACTTGAGCCAACAAACGCTGGTGCCGGTAAGTGGTGGAACGGCATAGATTCAGCGGACATTGGGCAGTTAAATGCCTTGGCCACCGACATCAACAAGGTAGTGGACCAAACCGTAAAGCACGTCGCCAGAGGTAAAATACGGGTAGGGAAATTGCTCTTAGAAGCACGAGCCATGTTCGTTGAGGATCAGGCGTTCGGCACGTGGCGTAAAGAAAACACAGTGATCCAATCCAAGCAGCACACGCACTATTTGATGCAAGTGGCGGAGCGTTTTGGCGACGCACCCAAGCTCATCGAAGGTGCGAATTACAGCGTGTTGCAGGAACTGGTGTTAGCGGACCAGAAGGACATCGAGTGGATCGAAGCCAAAATTGAGGCGGGTGAACCACTACCCACGGTGGTTGAGGTCCGCAAGAAGGTGAAAGAGTCCAAAGGCACCAGTAAGAAGGGAACCGCCCATACCGGGGCAATGAACCAAGTGGGAATCAGCCCACGCGCCAGCATGAATCAAATCGTGCAAGCGAGTTTAACGCTCCGCATAAAGACGGTACTGGAACGGGAAATGAAGGGGATAGAAGCGGACTTTATAATCCTCGGAATGGACCCCGACCCACAAACGCCCTGTCACCCTGAAACGCTCAATGCGATCAGGGACTTGTGGCAGGAGGAAACAGAGCACCCGGATGAACTCAGAGCAATTAGAGATTCATATGACCGGATAACACAGGAGTTTAAAAATTGGTAGAAAAGATACCAGAGGAAATCTTGAGGGAAATGCACAATGATATGGTCGATTGCGCCAACATTGCATCGTCAGCAATGACGCTTGCAGCGGAACGGTCGCAAGAGTTACAAATCCCGGTGCAAATCACCCTAATCACGCTCAAAGTGCTCATTGAGATTAACATTAAGAAGAGCATGGATGAACGTACCCTTCCGGAGCCAGCACGAGAGTTGTGCAGCGCAATCGGCCTCGATGAAGGTAAAGCATCCGTTATAGCCCACGAAGAACTAGAGAGGCTAATACGGGCATGGATGGCCCAAGCCAAATACAGGGAGGCAACGGTAGGATAACAAGGAGTCCCGATGTCGGGACCCCAATCACAGGAGTAATGCAATGCAGATAGTAAGATGTAGTAAACAAGCGTGTTACAAAGCGCTAGGTCACGTTGGCACTGGTTCATCAGTGTGTTTCCGGCGTCCATTTAACGGTGAAGCTGAAGGTGAGGTCTTCATTGTAACCAAGGTGTGCAGCAGTTATTGGCCTGAAAGAGTTGATGCCTGCGATAAGACCCCCGTTACTAACCTGCGGACAGGCAAACTCTCCTACGTCGATTCTCAAAGAGACGTAATGATGATGCATGCACAGGTAACGCTCGAGTAGCATTTCGATAATAAACAGGTACTTGACAGGGACCTCTAGGTGTGGTATACTGGGGGTCCCTAGCGGGGTACCATCAACGCCAGAAGGAGAAGTTCCATGGCAAAGCAAGAAGAAGCAGAAGTAAAAGAGGTTCGGATCAAACCGAAGCTCGAAAATTACGTCAATGGCGTAAGCGGCTCCGGCAAGCGGACCAAGAACTGCGGTGACGAAATTGCGCAGGCTCTTGACGGCTTTACGCTGGAGGAAGTTCGGAAAGTCGCAAGTGACATGCGCGACATACCGGTTAAGGAGCTTGTTGCAAAATACGAGCACCTTAACGATGGGCAGATACGGATGAATCTGGGCAACCTGATTCGTGGTGCCGTTGGCAAGCTCGACAAAGCACACGACAAGGACAAGGCTGTTGTACCGGGCCTCAAGACCTTGAAGGTGCATTGCGATCCCTTTGCCGGTGCAGTTAAGGCCCGTAACAAGGCCGCTGCGGACGCGAAAGCGGCTCGTGAAAAGAAAGCTGCCGATAACGCCAAGGCGAAAGCTGCCGAAGCGAAGAAGAAAGGCGACGCAAAGAAAGCCGCGTAAGCGGTGTTCGCCTACAAAGTCCCTCCAATGGGCCACCAGTTGGTGGCCCTGCGGAAGGCATATAAGCCGCCAGAGTACGCCCTGTTCCATGAAATGGGAACGGGCAAAACCTATACGGCTATAAATTTAGCAGCAGCGCGTTATGAGGCAGGGCTGATTGACGCGCTGGTAGTTATATGTCCAACCCCGATAAAACACATCTGGGAGGCAGAACTTGAAAAATTCTGTCCAGTGGACTATTCATGTTGGGTGTGGGAATCAGGCGACCGATCCGGGGAGAAGTGGTTCAGGGTCAAACGGGACGAGCTTAAAGTTCTGGTGGTCGGGGTGGAATCCCTATCGATCAAGAATGGCCGATCCATCCAAGCAGTCGAATACTTCAAGCGCTTTCATAAGTTCATGTGCGTTGTCGACGAATCCAGCCGCATCAAGAATTGGAAAGCGGCTCGGACCAAAACAGTCATTGAAATCGGGGGCTGGGCCGAGTTCAGGCTTATCCTGACAGGAACACCAGTGACGCAGGGCCTTGAGGACCTATTCGGGCAATTCCTCTTCCTAAACGCCAAAATCATCGACTGTAAGAACTACTTCGTCTTCCGGAACAAATACTGCGTGATGGGTGGGTTTCAGGGCAAACAGATACTGGGTTACCAGTTTAAAGAGGACTTGTTAGGCAGAGTGGCTCCCTACACCGATTACGTTACCAAGGAACAATGCCTCGATCTGCCGGAACAAGTCTATCCGGAACCAATAGTGGTCAAACCCACTGATGAACAGAAGCGTGTGATGTTGCAAATGAAGACAGAATACGCAATGGAAGACCAAGGTAAAGAAATCACAGTTAGTACCGTTTTAGAGCGGACTTTACGCTATCAACAGGTGATTGGAGGCACCTTTCCATATGAAGAAGCAGACGGAACTTATCAAACAATTCCTATCTCGGGGAAAAACCCCAAACTTGAGGCCCTTATCGAGTACATTGAATTGCTCCCTAGAGAGTCCAAGGTTATCGTATGGGCTAGGTTTGTACCAGAAATCGAGTATATTGTTGAGGCCCTTGGATTTGAGTACGGAAGAGAGAGAGTTGTGTCGTTCTATGGGGCCACAACTCATGAGGAACGTCGAGAAAATAGTCGACGCATCCAAGAAGACCCGACGTGCCGTTTTATCGTCAGCAATCAGACGGTCGGGGGGTATGGACAGACTTGGACGACTCCAAATTTCGTCGTCTACTACAGTAACACCTTTTCATACGAGGACAGGTACCAAAGCGAATCTCGTCCTCATAGAAAGGGACAGGTTAATCACGTTACGTACCAAGATATTGAAATGGCTGTACCTCAGGACCGTATGATCTTGAGGGCGGTGCGCAAGAAAAGGAACCTAGCCGAGGAGGTTGAAGATACACTATTAAAATCTTCGGCATGATAAACCAGTACTTGACAGGACAGCCCGGATGTGGTATACTGGTGGACCGGTGGGGCACATCCCACCACAACACAGGAGTAGTAAATGGACGACGACCGAAAATCGCAGGTTGAAAGCGCCCTATCGGGCGTAGGTTATGACGAACTAGTGGCCGCTATGTTATCGGCCCAGACCCACCATGCTGAAATGAAGGCCGCTGCAGCCGAAGCGTGGAATGAAGTTTGTCTTATAGCCCGTCAGATCATCCCTAACCGGATGGACGCTGACAATATCCAAAACATCACGGTGATCTTGCCGGATGGCAGCAAAAAACAGCTCTTGGTTATGGATCAGGTTAGCGTAAAGACGCCACCTGAGAAGAAGCTTGAGCTTTGGGAGTGGCTACGGGATCACGACGCAGCCGAGATAATCACCGAGACGGTGAACTCCAGCACCTTAGCGGCATACGTACGGCAGCAAATGAGAGCGGGTGACCCATACCCCAACGACATTTGCGAAGTCAGCGCCTACGCAACCGCTTCCCTCAGAAAGGCGTCGTGAGGCTCCTGTGTACGGGTTATGATCAGTCCCTATCTGCCAATCGGATCATTTAGCGCGGCGAGAGTCGCGCTACTTATTAACACGGCAATTGGCTCCGCCGTAAGAGAGCCTAGAACCGAGAAAAAAGAAAGGAGTAAGGAGAATGGCTAGTAAAAAAGAAGTAACGGTGGCACAAGGCACCGATGTGATTGAGCGTCCGAGTTATATGGGCGACACAGGTCGAGGGTCAGAGGAAGTCGGTATCAATGACGTCACAATCCCTCGTTTGTCAATCATACAGGACCTGAGTCCTCAGCATAAGAAGAATAAGGCTGAGTACATTGAAGGTGCTGAGGTAGGTATGCTGTTCGACACGGTGACCATGGGCTTGTACAGCCAGTCGGTTATCTTCGTACCGGTGTACTATCGCCTTGAGTGGGTGATATGGAAGAATCGGGACGCTGGTGGTGGCTTTATCGGTGCCTACCCGTCGCAGCAAGATGCGGTGGATGCAGTAGGCGCGCACCCCTTGGCTGGTCAAACGACCGAAAAGGAAGAGCCAGTACTCGAAATCCAAGACACAGCCCAGCATTTCGGGCTGCTAATGGACCCCAACTCACCAGCCGAAGACCCACGAGCCACTGAGATCGTTATCTCGATGTCAAGATCGCAGTTAAAGCCATCCCGTCAATTCAACAGCCAAATTCGCATTGCGACCGGCGACCGGTGGGAGCGGTATTACAGACTCTCCAGTGTCGAGACGCAGAATGCGGCTGGGCAGGATTACTGGAACTGGAAGATCGAGCAATTGGGCTTTGTCTCCGAGCAGGTATTCGCGCAAGCGGAAATGCTGTACGAGGCGGTCATTGCGGGGTCACGCGACGTAGAGCGCGGACCGACATCAACCCCCACCGAAGAAGAAGGGGAAAGCGATAACATGTAAGTCATTTGGGGTCCCGGCGTCGGGACCCCTCTTTCACCGCCAGAGGAAAGGTTATGGTTGCACCATCACACGGCGATCCTGCTATTGACGAGGAAGCCAAAGCACTACTGAAGAAGATTGAGTCGTTCGGCGCATACCGAAAGAGGGACAATCTGTCAGAGGAAATCTTGAGGAATTTGCTACTCGCATGCGGCATCCTCTTCATTAAATGTATACCCCACCTGATTGTTAGAGTTAAGCAATCACCCAATATCAACAACGGGAGAAAATGATGGGTGACTTCGTTCACAAAGAGCTAGGTGGGTCCATTTTCCGCAATGATAGGCGGGATAAGGACACCCAACCGACCCACAAGGGTGACTGTAAGATCGATGGCATTGACTATTGGATCAGTGCATGGACCAATGAAACTAAGAACGGGGACAAATACTTCGGCCTGAAATTCGAGAAGAAGGAAGCTAAATACCAGACCGGGGAAGCGGCACCCGCACTTCCGGTTGGGGATATAGACGAAGACATACCCTTCTAATGTATCCGGATTTGTCCCGATACCCGTACTTTGCGTACGATACCGAGACTACCGGATTACGATACCCAATAGATAAGGCATTTGCCTGCTCTATTGCTGTGCCCGGTGGGGAGTCTTGGTACTTCGATTTCCGGCGACAGCCAAAAGCCATCGAGTGGCTAAACGACCAACTTAGGGAGCTATCAGAGGTTGCCCGAGTTATTTGCCACAACGCGCCGTTTGACGCTTCGATGTCGGCTGTCGCTGGAATTCACATCCCCTTGCATCTGCTCGACGACACGGTGATAAGAGCCTGTCTGATCAATGAGCATGAAGCGTCAGTATTCCCATGGAATCGCAAGAAGAGACCCGGGGGCTACAGTTTAGACTACCTCTGCCGCAAGTATCTCAAGAAGGGTAAATTTGAGATCGACATAGAGAATATTGAGCATCTACCTGAGGCAGAAGTTAGAGGCTATGCTGTTCAGGATGCTATCCTAACTCTCGAGCTTTGGGAGTGGCAAGAAGAGCAGATCAAGAAAGAGAACCTCTACCGAATTGAGAAGCTTGAGCGCAATTGCATGCCGATCATAATTGAGTCCCAGATGGCTGGGATTCGGGTCGACCTTAATGAGACTGAACGAGCGATGGAGGCAATGACCCCTCATATCGCCAATCTCCAGTGCGAAATGAATACGATAGCAGGGTGGGACTTTAACGTTAACTCCGGCCCTCAGATGATTAAGCTATTTGATCCGACCAAGACCAACTCGGGCTGGTGGGTTGGGCGTAATAGGATCGGTACCACAGACAAGGGAGCGCCAAGCTTCCGGAAGGAGTACCTTGAAGAACTCGCAGATTTCGACCCACGCGCCAGAATGGTCACGGATATTAGATCAGCACTCAAGACCCGGGACACGTTTCTGGCCAAGCACATCCTTGAACACGCTATCGGGGATCGGGTTTACCCCACCATCAACCAGACGGTTAGGGAAACTGGCGGCACTAAGTGGGGACGATTATCATACGTTGATCCTGCGATGCAACAAATCCCCTCGCGAGATAAAATCACAGCTGCCATTGTTAAGCCTTGTTTCCTCCCCGACGAGGGACAAATCTGGCTCGACTACGACTTGGCCTCGTTTGAGGTACGGGTATTTGCGGCATTGGTCGGAATGTACAATGACTACTTAGTTAGGCTATACCAAAAGGACCCACGGCTAGACTTCCATCAGCTTGTGGCCGACCTCACAGGCTTGGTCCGCAATGCGGAGTATGGGGGTCAGCCCAACGCCAAACAATTAAATCTCAGCATGATCTTCTCTCAAGGTGCTGGGGCTACCGCCCAGAAGATGGGCATGGAGACAACGGACGCGGAGTTTACCGATGAATGGGGAGACAAAATTAAGTACCAACGAGCCGGAAATGACGCATATCGAATTATCGATAAGTACCATAGTAAGGTTAGAGGAGTTAGAAAGCTGGCTGAAACGGCTAGAAAAGTTGCAGAGACACGTGGGCACCTGCGTACTAAATACGGGCGACACATACGATTCCCGAAGCGATATAAAAGTTACAAGGCTAGTGGAATCCTCATCCAAGCCACTTCTGCCGATATCAACAAAGAGAATTGGTGCCTTATTGACGACGCTTTGGATGGACGAGGACGAATAGCCCTCAATACGCACGACAGCTACAGCATGTCAGTTGACATAGACACGCTGGAGGGAGTAAAAAAGGACATAGTAGGGGCAGTTGAGCGAGAATTCTTAGGTGTACCGCTCCTACTTGATTTAAATGGGGTTGGGTCGAACTGGTGGTCGGCTCTTAAGGACGAGGGGATAGAAGGTGCTGTTACCGATTAACGATGTCCGGGATATTGACCGGATCAAAGATTTCAATACAAAGATACACCAAGCTGCTAGATTGTACGCGGAGAATGGGATACCAATCGTTCCCTTGCGTCCACATAGCAAAATTCTGCCCGAGCGAAAGACGGGCATCAATTACTTCAGCGGATCGACCAAGCCAAAGACCATGGACAAGTGGTTTGGCCCTAGTGGGCGGTACCAAGGTTGGAATATCGGGGTAGTGTGTGGAGTTGAGGTCTTCGTGATCGACCTCGACTTGCATGGCCGGGAAAACGGGCTTGAGAATTGGGATGAATTTAGGGGTGAGCATAATATCAATTGCCCCACCGCTGAGACACCCACCGGGGGTCGACACTTGTACCTACGGTGGCGAGAGAATCTCACGAGTAGCTCCGGGAAGCTCGCTCGGGGTGTCGATACCCGTGGAGGCGACGGGAAGCCCCGCTCGCACGTCGTCTGTTGGCCCTCGGAAACGGAGGACGGTTCCTATAGCTGGCTGACGGGGGGCGACGTACCCGACACACCAGAGTGGGTATCGGACGCTATGGGGATACCTTGGTCCGCTAAACCGGGTCGTGGCAATGAGGAGGTCGGACAGGACGACGAGGAATTTAAATATGAGCTACATCAAATCGCCGCGATGCTGGACCATGTTGACACCAATGTTTTATCGTACGAGGAATGGCTATTTGTGGGACAGGCAATTAATAGCCAGCACCCTAGTGAAGATGGACTCAAACTTTGGGACGCGTGGTCGGCTAATGGCGACCGTTACGTACAGGGGGAGTGTCAGAAACGTTGGCCGGGATTCAATCCCGCTGGGACCATACGAGTTGGATCACTTATATATTTCGCTAAACAGGGCGGATACGACCCAAGCAGCGATCCTGCGCGCTCTGGAGACTTTGAAGAGTTAGTGGATCGGATGAATGAGGACAATGCTATCCTGCTGAGTGGGGGTAAAATTAGGGTAGCCCACCGGACAATTGATGGGAAAGTGCACATAATGGGGCTACAGGACTTTAGTGCCCTGCACTATAATCGAACAATCACCATACCTAACAAGAAAAGTAGAACCACCGAAGCTGACATTTGGATGGGTCACCCATTACGCAGAGAGTGTATAAGGGGCATGGGCTTCTTCCCGGATGAACCAATATGGTATGAGGGCTATGTTAACGTGTGGCGAGGCTGGGGGGTTAAGCCAGTGGAGGGGAACTGGGATATGTTCAAACTCCACGTTAGAGAAATCCTGTGCGATGGGAATGAGCGGTTATACGACTTTGTCCTTGATTGGGTGGCTGACATGATACAAGACCCAATGAACCCCAAGGGTACCGCAATCGTGATGCATGGTAAGGAGGGGACCGGTAAAGGGACCTTCTGTGAAATGGTAGGCGCGATAGTGGGCAAGGATCACTATAAACACGTAACTAACGAGCGCCACCTGACCGGCAATTTTAACTCTATACAATTAGATGCACTATTTATGTTCGCAGACGAGGTGATTTATGGCGGATCAAGATCAACAGCCGGTATCCTCAAATCAATGGTCACCGAAAAGCAGTTGGTGTGTGAACGTAAGGGTCTTGAGCCTTTTATGTATGACAACCGAATGCGAGTTGCTGTGGCCTCCAACGAGGATTGGTTTATACCTGCAGGGCCGGAATCAAGAAGATGGCTCGTACTGGAACTCAATGACAAAAAGGCAAATGACCGCCCTTACTTCGATAAGCTCTACACGCAAATGATCGACGAGGGTGGGTTAGAGGCAATGATGTACGATCTGCAGACCCGCAAGATTAAGAGCAACCTAACCAAGGCGATAGTGACCAAGGGCCTACAAGCTCAGCGGGATATTTACCGATCCACTGGCGATTCGGTTGATATTTGGATGGATGAATGTATAGGTAAGGCCGATCTTGGAGTTCCGGACGAGGGACAAGGGGGATGGCCGGATGATTGTGATAGAATGGCCCTATTTGAAGCCTTTAACGCTTGGGCTAAGGATGGGAAAATAAAAACTAAGGGCACAGCCCATTTTTATAGGAAGTTGGAGAGTTATGGATTCGTTAAACACAGACCACAGCAAGATGGCATCCGAAGGTGGAGATACAAAATCCCTCCCCATGCCAAATTCTCAACCGAAAGTTGATCTAGTACTTGATCTTCAATTCGGTAGTACAGGCAAAGGGCTGATTTGCGGGTATTTGGGCGAATCAGGGGATCATGACACTTGCATAACGGCTAACATGCCGAATGCTGGGCATACTTACATCAATCAGGCCGGGACAAAATATATATTTAAGGTACTGCCGAGTTCGGCGGTATGCCCCAGTATAAGGACGATAATGATCGGCCCGGGGGCGGTATTTAGCCTCGACCGGTTGAAAGAGGAAATGGTGTATCTTAGGGCGGACCAGACCCTCCGGATTCATCCTGCTGCAATGGTGCTGACTCCAGAGCATCGGAAAAAAGAAATGGCGACGTTAGGTCATATCGCCAGTACGTGCCAAGGTAGTGCAGCTGCCATGGTAGACAAGATATGGAGGGGCAACCCATCCATGGCTAAATACGTACTCAAGGACACCAAATTTGAACAGTACCTTTGTACTCACGCCGAATGGCAGATGCGATTAGCAATGTCAGACGGTATACTTGCAGAGGGGTCGCAGGGCTATAGTCTCGGGATTAACACGCATTTCTATCCCTACACTACCAGTCGTGATTGTGGACCTGCGGCCTTTCTCTCTAACATGGGCATACCTCTTGGGATGCTTAGTCGAATAATCGGCACCTGTCGTACCCTGCCAATCCGTGTCGGGGGGACAAGTGGCGATTGCTATCCGGATCAGGAGGAGTTGACTTGGGAAGAATTAGGTCTCGAACCTGAGTTAACGACTGTCACCAACCGGGTGCGCCGCATCTTTACTTACAGTAAGTTGCAAATCGAGGAGGCCATTTGGTGGTGTGACCCTGATCTGGTCTTCCTCAACTTCGCCAATTATGTCGACAAAGACTACGTGTCAAATATCGTGGCCCACATCGACACTTTCAGTACGGTTCGGTGGGTCGGGTTTGGTCCCGCCTACCAAGATATAGGAGTAGTGTAATGCCAGTAGAACTAGGCGGCGTCAATGCCGACATTAGGGTAATTTCTAGGGCTATTAAGAAGTGGGCCGATGAAATTATGCCCCAGCGTTTGCCAGCAGACGCAATCAAGAAGCTCTCAATGGAGGAAGTGCCAGAGTTATGGAGAGCCTTAAAGGACTATGGAACAGTGGACCCCGGTGAAATAGCCGATGTCCTGATCCTTGCCCTTGACATCTGTGAATTGTCTAAAATCGACCCACTGGAGGCGATACACGATAAGATGTTAATCAACCAGAGTCGGACGTGGAAATTCGAACACGGGGTGTTACAACATGAAAATAAATGACATTTTACGGGCATCGGGCGTCACCCGGTGGCACATAGTCCGGACTGTACGCCCCCAGAGCCTAGCGGAGCATACGTTCGACGTGTGTATGATTGCCCGGGCGATAGCTAAGATAGCGGGGTACGACGATGCGGAAATTACTAAGGCAGCACTACTCCACGACCTTGATGAAGTTGTCACGGGTGACTTCCCAACTCCGACTAAGAGTCGAGCGCGTGATAATGGGTGGGAGCTTAATGACCTATATAAGAGCGTCACGGGGCGGGAACTTAGTCAAGACGAATCGACTATCATCCACTTGGCCGACAAAATGGCCGACCTCCACTGGCTGTGGTTGCATGCGCTTGGACCCCATGCTAATCAAGTGTATGAGAACATGGCCGAGTACTACAATCAGTACGTGCGGTCCGATTCGGTACCGGATAACATTCGGGAAGCGGCACTTGAGGTTCAACAGCAGATGTTATCTGAGGAGTTTACAATATGAGCCGGGGCGAACAAAAAATGTGGAAGTACCTTCGCCCTAAATTGAAGCCATATGGACACTTTGAGAGGATTGAAAGTCATGAAACAGCTATCGGAACTCCTGATGTCGACTATTGTATCGGGGGATATTGCAATCATATTGAACTCAAATTTACGGAGAGTGAAAAACGAGGACTTCGACTTCGCCCTTCACAGGCTTCTTGGTTCCGACGAAGAACTAAAGCTGGTGGTCAGCCGTGGCTCTTGGCACAAGCTATTGTTCGTAACAAGCGGGGATACGTACTGGTTCCGGGTACGAACGTACCGGCTTTGGCCCGTACAACTAGAATTACCGATTGGTTAATGGCAGGAGTAATGGTATGGGAAGATCAAATAGTGATAGAGGAATTGATGGTATTCTTAAGCACCTTCCTGATAACGGAACCACAAGACGGTGGAAATGGTGCCCAAGAACAAGAATCCTCTGGATTGATATTGCCATCAACAAAGTTGACGAGCTAGACTGGGCGCACAAACAAATGATGCGTCGGGGGCCGTGTATTGTCATGCTCCGAGTTTATCAGGTTATCTGGACCTATTACTCAGGTGCAGCGTCGCCCACCAGTTATATGAACACCACTATTGGCAGACACCAATACGATCTTATGGACGACGCTTTCTCACTCGCTTCTTCGGCTTCTTGGAATGAGAGATAAACTTCTTGGCAGCTTTCTTGCCGATGCCTATCTTGCCCCTTCCAGAGGCCGCAGCGTACATTGCACGTTTCTGCTTGGCTGATTTGAATGGCATTATTTAGCCTTCCCTTTCACCTTTTCAACTGTACGCATCGTCCCCAACAGTCCGAGCATACCAAGGGTGAGTTGCATGATTACAGTCGTTGGGAGTTCCGGCCCGGGCTTATCGGTGATCCACTGAATCCATGGATTGATCAGCATCATGTTGAGTACCCCCATGCCGCAAACCCAACCGATCCAAGGACGCCAGCCAGCGACAAAGATTGACCGGTGCTGGGCCTCTACCTTGTTGATCTCGGTTTGGACCATATGCGGCTGTTGGGCAATCCGCATGCGAATCTCTTCGTGGGTCAACTTCTCGTCTTTCGACGTAAACAGACCATCAAGCACGTTCCCTACGGCTGATATAGCGGGAATAGCGTCGCCAACGCCGAAGATTTTGCTTAAGAAGCCCATCAGTTGAGCAGGATCAGGGCCAAAATCACCATAGATATGATGTAATGGATGCCGCTCCGATATTTGGCCTCAAAGGCCTTTACTGCCAGTAGATATTTCATTATACCGCCCTCAGGCCCAGATCATAATGGGTGCCTTTAGCATCCCGGTAGGCCGTTAAATCTTGCAACCGGACATCAACTTCCTCTGGCGATATTCCAACGTGTACCCACTGTCCGAATTCGTGGATAACTTGGTCGTACGGTAATGCAGCCGCTTTTATGTGTTCAGCAGCTTCTAGGGGGGTTAGACCATTGATGATAAAGTCTGCCGCCCTTCCGTCCATGTGCGCGGAAGTGGTGGACCCACCTATGAGTTGATTGAGTTCCAACGGACGATAACCGGACGTAACTGAAACAGGAAGCCCAATTATATCCCTGATGGGTTGAAGAATATCAACACAGAGACGCCGTAAGTTATCAATAACCTCGATAGGTGGGTCCATGTTAATTCCATGTCGTGCCGCAGTTTGCGACCGCAGGAACTCGTAAAGATAAAAATTATCTGTTAGCTTCATTGATCAGGTACTCCGTAAAGATTGTCTCAAATCGCTCTTGCGACTCAAGCGCCGTAGCTATGTTAGTCTCGATGTTCTCGATGCTGCCCTTGATCACTTCCACGTCAGTTGTGATCTGGGTGGTGTCGGGTATTACAATCTCGTCCAGCTGGGCCTTAACCTCGGTGGCGATCCAGAACTGCGCCGCCATCCCAAGTACGGCAAGCACAAACCCGCCCCCAAGAAAGCTGCCAACTGAAATTATAACGGTTTTAGTCTTCGGGGTCATTTTCAAGCCTCTGTATAGTTTGTCGTGCGTAATCGCGTCGTTGCTGCGCTTTACGTGCAGCGGCTCGATTACCCGCTTCAATTCTGGCGAGACGGTCTTCAATGCTATCGTCGACTTTTTCATGCTCGACCCGATATTCCTCAAGGTCATAGCCCCCGCTTCCCTCTTTCATTACGGGGGCTGGTGCTGGGGGTGGTGGTCGGTATTCAGTGGTGTCAATACACTCTTCTACGGAGCCGTACACTTTCCTGAACCGTCTAACAGAACAGCGCATCATTGCCGCTTCATGGTGTTTACCATCGGCGTCTAACCCATCAGCCACACACATAGTGTTAAGATGTGTACCCTGCCATAATCCGAACAGTATCGAGTGGGTTGCAAGGCACTGGTTAATGTCCATGTCGCCACCGGACATGCCATAAACGGTACTACCCTTTATGTTTGTAGCGACGTCCCCCGTTACGAGGTCATTCTCGATTTCGATGTCGTCACCGCTGGCGAAAGCCAGCATCGGTAGTAATAGAAGTAAATACCTCATACGTTTGTCGCCATCCTCGCAAGCTGTAGACCGCTATTATCGTAGTCATGGGGATTACCATCAAAAATTCTGGGCGCTTGGTGGATTATACTCAAGGGAAATAAGCCCATCTGGTGTGTTGGGTGTAATGATTAGCGCTAGATGGGAAAGGGGTATAACCTTGTTCGAATTCAGAGTAGGCAATACCGGGGTTCGTATACTTAAACTTAAAATTGACCCACATGGTGTCTACGGCTGGACCAACATCCCCACTATCGTTTACACCAATCGATGCGATTGTCTCCATACCCTCTGGGTCGGTAGAGTCAACTGTTGGGGTTAATGCTCCGTTATTATTTCGTCTTCTAAACTCCCAGAGCATAGCAAACGCATCCGGATCATTGGTGGTATTAAGTGCCAAGGAAGTACCGGGCGGGAAGCCAACGTCCCAATCATCACCGATATTTGGCGTATTGAGGAATCCGCCTTGAAATAGGGCAGGTGTATCGGTAAAATCAGTCTGGTGCCGAATCCTGCACATAAAGGCAACCATCAGATTAGTGTGGGCAGTAATACCAAATTCGTCCGCTGCGGTAGCGTCTGCCTTTCTCCTGAAAATTTTAACGGAATTACTAAGTCCAGTAACTACCTGAGTCCAATCGCCCGGATTTGATGGCTGTGAAAGAATTCCGCTACTAGCGATGATAACAAATAAATCATCGTCTACCCCAATACTGGGCGGTTGCGGAATATTTTGTGCGCCCTGACCATCAACAAGAGAATTATACCAACCCGGGGCGACAGCTTCGATACGGATAAGTCCTTGCTCAAAGCCGCCAGCAGCGCCAATATAAACACCGGGTGCTTGGTGAATTATACTCATGGTGTAAAGTTCGTCGTGCCCCACCACCAAAACTCGGTCGGGCTGCGCTTCCAAAGTGAGCCAAGGAACCCCGTCTGCAGGGTCCAAGATTGCGTCGCTGTCTTGGTGGTTCGAACCCCGGCTGCGCTTATATGGATCGCAGTAACGCCCGTACCCACTAATAGAGTAACGTCCCCGGCACCTTCATTGGACATACCATACAATCCACCATCAGCGACAGTCGCATCTTGATCAATAGTCCACGTTTCAGCGTCGGCATCCTCATTGAGGACCATGGTACCATTGCCATCGAGGTCGAAGGTATAGGCCCCGTCTTCCAACTTCGGAGCCATGATGTTGTAGCCCACTACGCGCAGGACCCCAAGCGTGTCCGATGCCCTAAGAAGCGACCCGGTTTGGAGTGTTATATCTACCCCACCAAGGACAGCTTGTATGATCATGTCCTGAGTGGCACCATCTACAAAGCCGATTTCCCCTTGGACGACACTACCAGCGTCTAAGAAACGCATGGAAACTAAAGAGGAAGCACCGTTCTCAACGTTATCCTGCAGGTGCAGAATGTCGTTATCGGAACCTTGAAGCTGTAACCGCCCATTCAGCGCGAGGAACGTGGTTAAAGCTACCTCATACAGCTTGGTGGTGTTATTCCACCGGAGCAGCTGGCCTTCAATCGTGCCGATCGGTAGAGCTTGGATTGCCACCACGTCGCCCGTGAGGTCTTGGATCATCATTGTTAGCCTGTCCAAGGCGTCTTCGTGCGAACCCGAATCGAACGGATCGTAACGGGCGTAGTCCAATAACTGACTCTGCGGAGTGGATCGCAAGATCGTGAAGAACTGCAAGTTTGGCGGAGCCACCAAATAAGTAGCCGTTCCACCCGGGGTGGCTTCCTGATCCACGTTCAGGGCAAAGGTGTCGAAATCATCGAGGAAATCAACACTCAGCCAATTGACATCATCGACCCTAAACGCAAAATTGAATACAGTTTGGATTCCATCGCCCGTATAATCGATGGAATTGCCTCCAGTTTGAACGGTCATAATCTAGTCCTTAGTTGGTCTTTCCTTTTCTAAACAGTCGTAGACAGCCCCAACCATGCCGACACCGTAAATAACGCCGACCAGTTCTTTGAGCAGAGCAACTTCCTCAGCTGTGAGTTCAACATCGCCACCTGCATGGACTGTTTGCAGTAGCCTGTAGATTTTGAGCTTGTCCTCACCTGTCTTGTGTTCCTGTGGATTGGCATTAACGCATGCCATCATAAGCACTTTACCCAACGTTACTGGCGAATCGTCCTCTCCTTCCGTGATGGGCTTGCCATCAAACCCTACTAACTCTTCTTCCATATTGTATTTCATTATTGTTCTCTCTTATTGTTGTGGTTTGAAAAATTGTGGGCCTTCGGTAGGCTGATCAATAATGTACTGCTTGAGTTCTGGCGGCTTTGCCTCACCCTCGAATCTGATCGCCTTGACGAGTTCCCCATACTGTTGTACACTTACTTGATGCTTAATAATAACATCCCTACCATCGGCCAACTTGTACGTATTGTTGTCACCGTGATGCTCGATAAGGAAGCCCAGCATAGCCAGCCTGCCCAATTTACTGCCCTGCGACAGAGCGTCACGCAATGCCCCATCACCGAATGAGTTAGGACCGATCTGGTCTTGTTTTACAAACTCCTCCCATGCGCTGGTTTGAACTAGCGCGTCGACGTTTAATGCGCGCATTTCGCCCATGATCACTTGATACTTATCGTACAACCAGCCCTCACCCTCGTCCAAAGCATATAGATCAATGCCATCACCACGTCCCTTGGGCCATTCGATGGTCTTATTGGGGATGGATACTGGAACACGGGCATAGGCCAATGCCATGCTCGCTGGGTCAGAGTCCTGTGGGTCACGTATATTGAACGGCATCACACCACGGAAATAGGCATTACCGTAAGTATTCTTAGCGTCGCCCCTCCAATCTCGTTGGGGTGTCAAATCCTTAGAATGATACGGCGAAGCATTCATCATTTGCTTCTCTACCTGAGTCAGCAAATTCGTACTGGTCGTACTACGAGGTATTTCATCCACCGGGCGACGAAGATCACGCATTATGTTAGGCACAACAAATGAGTTAACCATGCTAGCCATAACCGACCTTACTCGACCTGTTTCTTTGGACGAAATGGCGGTTATTAGATCACTTGCCGTAGACAGATAGGAATCGTCCAAGATCATGTCCGCTGTGTACAATAATCCTGCGCCCATCCACTCAACCCCAACCTTATCCTCTGGACGGAGTAAGGAATAGAAGTCGAATACCGATGCAATGGTGCCCAATGATTGTCCAGCCGGGTCCAACCGAGAAATATCAACCCACTTGTCTCCCGTCCACCACGCTTTGACTGAGGTTGCTTGCCACCCGGCAGCTTCCCACACTTTGCGTTCTTCCCAGTTGGTGGGTCCAGCGCCGGTAATGTTACCGTTCTCGTACATTTCGTACACGCTCAGCCATAAACCAGCAGCGACGGTCAACCGGGCTAAAGCGTCTTGGCTCTCCGATGCGGTGCCGTGCATAATGTTATCAAAAGTCTTGCTAGGCGATAGGATTGTATTAGCCCCAATCATTTCCATTGAGTAACTAAGCAAATTGGCCGGAGTACGGACAAAAGGTACAATCATATTAACTATCAAACTCTTGTTCTGGGCCGAAGATACGCCTCTGGCTAGAGCCGCTAATACGCCGCCATACACATTTGGATCATTGGTGTAGGTTTGTTTGGCAGCGAATTCCTTGGCC